CTGCAGCATATCCAACAGCTGATGAATCAGCGGCTGTTGGTCCGATTAGAATATTTACATCCAACGTTTCGGCATCTCCAAAAGCAGTCGTGTATACAGAGGACATTTCCGTAGTAGTTGGTGCTGTACCATCATCATCACTACCACCGCCTAGATTGAAATCACCAATAATGGGAGAATCCGTTATGTCAATTGTATCTGCTCCAGCCCAAATGTATTGTGAAGAAACCTCTAAAACATCTTTATAATATTGAGAAGTTCCGTCATCAAATTTATCTCCAGGCGTTGCGGTAAGATCTTTAAAAACCTCTAAAACGGTATTAACGGTTCCAGTAATATTACCAAGTCTATCGATAACAACAATATGAAACTCGTCACCGCCTGGAGAATCTGTTCCTGGCGTTTCAACTGCATCATTTGCAGCCTGAGCTATACTCAGCGGTGAATTGTTATGATTTTCATTAGTTACAACAACTACTTGAAGAGAATTTCCGAGAGCGCCTGGATACTTAGCGATAAAGTAAGTATCGTTGCCATCAGGAGACTCATCGACTACTTTACCAGATATCTGATAATCAGTTGAGTTCTTAATTTTAAGAGTGCTTTCCGGACTGTTCGTAGTGTTTGTTGCATTAAATCCACCAGCATCATACCGATAGACGTTCAATGCGTTTCCGTATTGTAAAAAGGCCGCAGCTTGAAACCACTGACCGTATGTATTATTGTCTGGTTTACCAAAATTGGCAACCAACTCTTTTTCGGATCCAACACTAACAACTTCCTCAACGGGGCCCCATTTGAAGTGACCAACGATACCGCCTATCGAAGTTGATACTGCCGGGATCACGTTCGTCAAGTCAATCTCGTTGACATCGACGCCAGGTGATACTAAAAATCCCATGCGTTTTTCCTTTCAGTTATTTGAATTGAATGATAAGTATTAAGCATAACAAGATGTTTTTTCATAAGACTATTTATAAATACTAGGTTTTAGAGAGACTTCCAGGCCTTTTGTGCTTCAATCATTTGATCGTATGCGGTATTACCATAAGAAGTTCCGTCATCGATCACACCAAAGGGTGGAATATCATCCTCAATCTCTTGCATCTTTTGATTGAATAGGACATCCTTGAGATTGATATCGCTGATGTTTCCGAAGGCATCCGAAGAAACAAACCATGCAAAGAGAACAAGATTCATTACGAGATCATCGTGATTTCCCTGAGCTGCCTGAAAACTGGATCCTTTGACTTCAAATGACGCAAGTTCGCGAATGGTTTCACCATCATGAATTTTTAACTTATTCAATTCGATCAAGTCTTTGAGGTTTGAGCATCCAATTCGTTTGACTCTCTTCGTCATTGTAACACCAATACCACCTCGTTTGATCGACTATTCCACAAAGGTGTTCTCGTACTCATACTCGTAATATACCGTATTGCAAACAACTTGGCCCGCATCATTATTCTCAATGAGAATCATCGCTTCGTTATACATCTTTGCGATCTTAATAATGATATCCGGAAAGATCAAAGGAGAGATCATATTGTCACGATATGTCGCAACCTGCTCAAACTCTCCGTTGGTGATATCAATCACATTAAAAGTCGAGTAGTCCTGTCCTCTTCCCTTTGAGACATCAACCATCATCAAATAGTGATGACCTTCTTTTACCTTGCGATAAATCTTTGTTCCTTGATAGACCTGTTTGGGTCGAAGGTTCTTTAAACCAAGAAGAGCATTTGCGGAGATCAAAGTATTCGAAGATCCAATTGCCTCGTTTCCGTACTCCTGTCGAAACTGTTCTTCGCTCGTATTGGCAATGGTTTGTCTTTTCCATTCCTCGTCTCGACCCGGCACATCCCACCAATCGACTCGAAATGCTTGAAACTCATTTGTTCCTTGCATTGCTCCTTCAAGTAATCGATAGAAGAGTGTACCCGTTCCATTCTGCGTTGAGGTGATAATTACCTTACTTTCCTTACCAGATGAGATAACCGGATAGGTCGAAGTGTAAAAAGTATTTGCGTTCTCCACAAAGGCAAACTCGTCAAGAAAGAGAAGATTAACCGAGAGACCACGTATCGAACTACCAGATGTTGCGGCGGCAATGATTCGCGAGTTATTTGAGAACTCCAACGATCCTTTATTCAATGCCTTACAGCCGGGTTGAAGAAAGAACGGAAGATTCTCCAGTGCGAGTGTAACACGCGACAACATTTCACGAGCAGTCGAACCTTTATTCGCCAAAATCGCAATGGTCTTTTCGGAGTTAAAGATTGCGTACCAAAGAATGTAAACCACACAAGAGATCGACTTACCGGATTGACGACAGGCCAGAACAAGATTGAATCGATTCTCGTTGAACTGTTCAAACATTTTACACTGATAAGGATAGGGCTTGAATGGTTGCAATCCTTTATCTAAGGTAATAACCTTTACGTAGTTCTCCGCAAAGTAGATCGGATCATTCATACACTTGATATACTCATCGACTTGCTCTTGAGTATAATCTTGTGGAAGTCCGTCTCTCTTAACTAAAGCGTTACCAAGGTATCCGCCTACTTCATTCATCATTATCACGGTTTTTCAAAAACTTCTGTAACTCGTTTGTTGAGCCTACAAAGATCGCATTATTTGTGGTCTTTCCGTTTGATTCTTCTTTGGATTGTGTGATTTCCTTACGTGTCTTTTGAAGTTTAACAAGATCCTGTGACATCTCGGATGCCTGTTTAATCATGTTCGAAAGAACTTCAAACGCTCGAGGATGTTCGGTTTCAGAAGCAAGTGCCATCATATTCTGAATGGCTTCGGAACTCATATCGATCAGTTCCTTCATCTTTTGCCGAGAATACTCGACATCATTCTCGGTGTCATTATTGATCTGTCCCTGATCAACGTTTGATTTGATCTTTTTTGGAACTACCGGAAGGTTTTTTTCTAAAGCAGCAACAATCTCATTTTTATCACGGTGAGGCATAATCAAAACCAAATGTTGTTGTTATATCCAATGGACTATCCAAACTATCGAATGGAGATCCATCGTCATCCGCCACGACTCGAACATTCTCTTCTCCAACCGGATTCGAAGTCTTAATCGTTGGACTATCGTCAGTATCCAATAACTTACTGTAGTAGTAAGTATCGACGATGCGAATGATCTTACCTTCGGATGTTGTTCCGGCAAATCGAACACGCATATCAAAGTCAAGCGTATAAATTAAAGTTCTTCGAGTCTCAAAAGATCCTTCGTACTCATCCGAAAAAGAAACACCAGTCAAAACAATTGGCACATCGGTTGAGGTGGCCGGTCCTTCCATGTTCTTTATCGCAATGGTGTATTCGGGTGTGAAAGAGGGAAGAATTTGTTCAAAGATCTGTAGAGCGTCGTCTTGGTTTGTTGCAAGGATATTCAACTGTATTCCCAATTTATAGGGAACACTTTGCATTACGGTATTCTTTTTGACGCTGCTTCCATCAATCGGAAAGAATCTCTTATTCATTCGATTGAGTTTTGCGGTCGTATCATAAGAGATCGAAGTAATCTCAAACGCCATTCTTGGAAGTTTAATTGCAATACTTCTCTTTTCGGCTTGATCTCTTTCGGCATTAATGCGAGAAAGGAACTTTGCCTTTGGTCCATACGACAAAGGAACTCTTTCCATACTACCACCCTGTCGAACAATCTTTATGTTATTAAAGATCGTTCCGAAGACGGCAACCGCCTTCTTCATGGTCTGATTGTAAAAGTATTGTCCGTTGAGCATCTTAAGTCGTTATGTTGATTTCGCCGAAGGGATTGGTTTCCGTAAAATCAATAAAATTGTTTCCAATCGTTTCAAAGTCTACGTTCTGTGCGTCGGAATCGTTATCATCAATTGTAGTGAATCCATCAATTGAGGTGATTGCATAAGAGGCGCCTGACTCTGCTCCCACAAGATTTCCAACACTTCCGCTGGTTATTGAGAACTGAGTTGTGCTTCGTTCCGGTGAGTCAAAGGATGTGGTAATGCTCGAAACAACAACATAACCCGATCCATCTGCCGGAGAATCACTGTCTGCCGCAACTTCGGCTGTGATAACTGTTTGTGGACTCTTATCTCCAAGACCCTGAGTAACATCTTCTCCAATGTTGTA